GTCCTTGATCTCCTCCATCGTCTTGCGGAGGATCGTGGTGAACGCGGCCTCCTTCGACTGCGTCCCGACGAAGGCGAGGCCGTCCACCTGACGGGTGGTGTAGGCGCGGACCACGCCGACGTTCGCCTGAACTTCCTGCGCGGTGGTGTCACCGGGGAAGTACCCGGCGCTGGAGAACGTGGCGCCCGACGCGCGGCCGGTGACCACGTCGAAGAACACGTTGTTGCCGCCCCAGCGCATGTTGCGGATGCCGCCCGCCTTGGCCTTCTCTAGCTGGGCGAGGAGCGGGGTGACCTGGTTCTGGACCTTCTCGCGGAACTGGGCGTAGACGTTCTTGAGGAGCCCAGTCAGCTCCGTATCGGTAATGACTGTCGGTGCAGGCATGGTGGTCCCTCCTATGGGACGCTAGCGAATCGTGGAAAGAACGCTGGCGATGGCACTTTCCATCGCCTCGTCAACCGTGGTGATCGGTTTGGCTTTCGGCTTGCTCGCCGCTGGAGCAGCGGACCCGGTGACGGGCTTGAGCGCCTGACCGATCTGTCGCTTGGCTTTCTGCGCCTCGACGCGCGCCCGATCTCGCTCGACCAGCGCCTGTTCCCGAACGGGATCGGTGGCTGATTCGCTGCGGTACCGATGCGCCATCTGCGCCCAGAGGGCCAAGTCCTCCACGATGTACTTTCGCACCGCATCGTAGCGTGACGCGGGAATGTATCGGTCCCCCGTGGGGGCGATCACCGCGTGCGCCTGCATGGCGTCAGCCAATCGTGTTTCCAGTTCCGCCAGCTGGATGGTTGGCAGGGTCTGAGTGATCAGACTCAGGGCCGGTGCCACCTCCTGCATGTGGAACTGCTGTCCTACGGCCGAAATATGCTGCAACTCCTGCTGCAGTTGCAAGTTGCGAAGATCCTGCTCCGCCCGCTCCGCCCGACGCTCCGGGCTGTTCTCGCGGGCAAACTGCTCCTGTACGGCCAGGAAGAACTCGTCGTCCGTCAGCAGGCGCTCTAGCTGCGCCTCGCGCTCGGCCAGTATCTCGGCCAGCTCCTCGCGCTGCTTGGCTACGGCCTGCGCCTCCTGCTCGACCGACTGGACCCGCTCCTCGCGCTCCTGGTTGTACACCCCGAACTGGGCCAGCTTGACCACTTGGTCCAACCGGTCCCGGCGCACCTTCCCGTTGGCCTTGTACTCGACCATGAGGGCCGGCACCTCCAACTCCTCGCCCTCGGCATCCTTGAGGACAAAGTCGGTCGCCAGCGTATCGGCCACCGGCTCGACCATGACGAAGCCCTCGGGGAGCGCCACCTCCTCGGTGGCTGCCTCCTCGCCCTCCTCCGCCTCTAGGACCGGCTGGTCCGATTCCTCGGCGCCCTCGGTAGGCTGCGCCTCTGCCTGTTCGGCCGCCTGCTCCTGCGTAAACTCCGCGATAGCCGACTCGACGGCGTTGTCCATCGCGGCGCTGATGTCGGATGGCGCCTCGGCGGCTTGGGTGGGTGTGGCGACAGCGGATTCCATAAAGGGAAGGACTGGGGTGTACTAGGTCTGCCGGGATAAGGCGTCCGCTTGGAGCGCGGCTTGCTCGGCCTCGTCGGTGCCAGCCATCGTCTGCTGCATGAGGTTGGCGACACCGATGGGGGGATTGCCGCTCGCCAAGGGCAACTGGCCCGGCGGGAGCGCAGGCACGGAGGCAGCCGGTGGCCCTTCGCCGGGGCCGCCCATCGGCGGGCCAGCGGGGGCACCGGGGGGCATCCCGCCCTGCTTCTGGTTCGCCTGATTGGCCAGCGCCGTCCACCGTTCTTGCGCGGCGGCGATGATCTCAGGCGACAAGTCGTCTTGCAGCAGGATCTGGCGCTCCAGCACGTCCTGGTGGATCGCCTCGTTGTCCTGCCACCGCAGCTCGGGGGGCGCGTAGCCCATCCGGATGGCCTCGGCTACCCGCATGGCGCGCGCTTCCTGGTCCTCGTCCGGTGTCCCCAGGTCCCGCGCCACGGCGAACATCTGCCGGCGCCGGTACTCCTTGAGGTCGATCACGCCGGTCTGTAGCCAGTTGTCCAGCAGGTACATGCGGAACGCCATCGGCATCGGCATCATCGTGGCGGCGTCCACCTTTACGTCCGACACGCCGTCAAAGTCCGTGGCCGACACCGCGCGCGCGAGGTCCGGGCGCCCCTTGCCCACGGCGCCCAGCGCCCGGGGCACGTCGTAGCCCCACGCCATGCCGGCCAGCGTCACTTTGGCCCAGTCCGTGAACGCCATCGCCAGCGCGTTGACGGCGGGACTGAACACGCGCTCTAGCTGCTCGCGCGAGGCAATGATGGCGCGGCCGGACTCGCCCGTGACCTGCCCGCGCGAGACGGCATTCCAGCCCGAGGCGTCCTCGAACGCGGTCTTTTCCAGCGCCAGCGCCTCCTTTACGTCGTTGCCGACGCTGAAGCCCTGCACCGGCTGGATCGTGTCGCTCATGGGGCCAGCGCCCCGGATCTCGATCATGGACGTGACGCCGCCCATGAACGTCTCGGTCGCGATGGCGTTGGGGCGCGTCAAGAACCGCCCGCCTGCGTTGACGCGGATGTTCTCGACCCACTTGGAGAGCAGGGCGTTGACCCGCATCTGGTGGTCCAGCCACTGCTCCATCACGGGGCGCGGAAAATACGACGGGTCGCTAGAGCCGTCACGCACGGGGATTACGGGGATGACGCCCCACATCAGCCGATCCGGCCCGAACACGACCTTGTCGCCCACCACGACCAGGTGCAGCCCTTCGGGGAGGGCGTCGGCGTGGGGCGCCACATAGACCGTGAACCGCTCGGTCACGTCCTCGTCGCGCAGCCGCTGCCCTTCCCCGATGGTTGTCTGGGTCAATACCCACGCGCCCAGCCCTTCCGACCCGTTGTAGGTCGGGGCGTTGCCGGTGGCCAGCGTGGTGTCGGCGGCGTCCAGCCCGGTCACGCCGTAGCGGAACGCCGCCTCGGAACGCGAGATCACCTCCCGGATGATGACCCAGTACGGTGGGATGCTGGCGGTGGCGTTGGGCGCCACGCGCACCTGTTCGACTCGCAGCGTCTGCGTGACGAGGTCGCCCAGCGGCTTGCGCTCGCCCGGCTGGTCCCCCATTCGTTCGTCCCACGGCCCCCGGTCGGGGTCCCACGACTGGTGCCAGAAGGACACGCCGTCCGTCTGCGCCCAGAACACGGCCTCCCGCCCGATCCGCGTCATCTGCTGCTGTTCGTGCTGGTACTCCAGCGCCACTTGCTGCGCCTGCGCCTTGCGTCGGTCCTCGGGGTCCTGCGTGGTGGGGGTCACGCTGAACCCCGGGCGCTGATCCATGATGATCTGCATCCGCTGGTCCAGCGCCTTGTCCACCATGTTGTACACCACGCGGGCGGCGTCGCGGGGGCGGGCCGGTTCGCTCCACGGCCCCACGCCCTTGGACGAGATCCACTGCTGCCCGGCGCGAAACAGGCGGTTGCGCTCGACCAGGTGCAGGTGCATCTGCACGGACTCGCGCCGCGACTCCCACAGCCCGCGCGTCCACGACGCCCAGGCGTCCATGTCCTCGGCGCTGCCGGGGGTCGCCATCGGGAAGTCGGCGCCGTAGAGCGCCTTGCGGAGCGCGGCCAGCCGTTCGGCCTTGGTGCGGCCGTCCTTGTCCGGGGCGTTGGGCGCCACCTGCTCGTTGGGCGAGAGCGGGTTGGTGGACTCGCCCAGCGCCTCACGGATAATGGCATCCATGTCCACGCCCAGCATCTCCTCCCCCTGCACGCCGCCCAGCGGGTCCATGAAGGGGTCGATATTGGCGTCCAGCGGGGGCATGGTCATGCGGAACTCCGGTTAGTCGTCGATGCGGCCGATGCCGAACGCGGCCCGAACGCGGTTCCAGTCGCGCAGCTGCTCGTACCGCTCACGGATCGCCTTGAGCGTGTCCTCCTGCGCCCACCCTTCGCTCTGCGTCATGGCGAGCGCCACCAGATCCTCCGGGATGTCCGCATTGTCCACGGCGTCCGGCGTTTCCGGTGAACGGACTGGCGCGAATAGCTCCACGACCGCCGCCAGCCGCCAGACGGCGTAGGCCGCCACAATGGCCCAGAGGACATGCGCTGCGTCGGACATAGCGATCAGATTCCGTACAGCTCGATGAGCAGCTTGCCGGCGGTATAGGTGGCGTTGGCGGTGCCCTGCCCGACAAGGTACAGGTAGTCGGTGTTCGCGGCCGGCATGGCGGCGGCGGCGACGACGTTGCCGGACGCCAGCGCGCCCGAGTTGATGAGCTGCACCTCGGTCAGCGTCGTGATGGCGGTATCCTCGACGCCAGTGCCTTCGGTCGCAGAATACAGGTCGATGTCGGTGTCGCCTCCGGCCGGTGTCTCCAGGCACGTCATGCGAATGGCGGTGACGGTGCCGTTGGCGGGCGAGAGGCGGGTGATGAACGCCGCGCCGGAGCCATTGAGCCCGATGATGTCGCCAGCGGTCCCGCCGGAGTTGAGGCCGGTCAGGTCCACCAGCATCGTCGTGACGGTCAGGTCACCCATCTTGACGATGGCCTGCTTGAGGACGGTGCCGGTGCCCAGCGTGCCGGCGCCGCCCTGCGTGACGGGAACGCCCGTCATGCCGTTGGCCAGCGTGGCGTAGACCAGCGCAGGCGCGTCCATCGACGCCGTGGGCTCGACCCCCACATCCTGCAGGGCGTTGACGAAAGCGGCCTTGGCGGTGTCAGCGTTGGTGTATTCGATGTACGGCATGGCTCAGATCCTCAACAGAAGGGGGAAGTCGATCAGGACGCGGCGTAACGGACGGTGACCACGGGGTCGCCGCTGGTGTAGGCGCTGCAGCGCGCGCGGAAGCCGGCAAGGCCGAAGGTCGGGACGCTCCAGATGCCCACGGCCGTGGCGGTCGATACCGGCGTGGCATAGGCCGGCTGCTGGCCGACCGGCACCATGCTGGCCGCGACCCAGTTTGTGCCGTCCACCGTGGCCTCAAACGTCATCGTCAGGCTCAACGTGCCGGTAATCTGCACCGAAACGGCGCCGGGCGAGGGGAAGCCGAGGACTGTGGCAGCCTGGTCCTGCGCCGACACGGTGATCTTGTTGGACTTGAGTACGGTGGCGGCCATCAGTCACACTCCACTCCCAGAGGGAAAAAGAGATCAGTGTTCTCGTCTGCTGCCGGAGCCTTTCCGCCCCAGTACGGTTGACACTCACCACACGCGCATCGCCCCTCAAGATACAACGCTGCCAACCGCAGAAGCTCAGGATCATCACGAAACTGCCCGATGCCCATGTTGCAGCGCATACACAGTCCGCCCCGCACATGGCCAGTAGCGTGATCGTGGTCTACGGCAAACCCTTTGCTTTTAGGTTCTCCGCAAATCACGCACTCGTCAAGTTCACGGGCTGCCTTTGCGCGAACTTTGTCTTTGACGCCTTTGGGAAACAGATTGCGCCCTTTGTAGTCGTTGCGGCACTTTCTGCACCACGAATCAAGTCCGTTTTTTTTGTACTTGTGCGACGGAAAAAACTCAGCCGTAGCCGGTTTTTCCGTTTTGCATCGAGTGCAAGTTAGCAGTCCCACTTGCGCCTCGCTTTCCGTAGCCGGCTGTCCGGATCGTTGGCGGCCTTGGGCCACATCTTCATCTGCCCGGCGCTCCGCTTGCAAAACGCCACCCGGCGCTTGGCCTTGGCGGGGCTGGCGGCGGCTTCCTTGGCGGAGACGGGCGGCTTGATGTCCCGCCCCTCGGCGCGGAGCGAGGCACGGCCCTTGGCGTTGAGGCCACCGGCCGGATTCTGTCCCTCTGCCCGCTGCCACGCCGGGGTTTTCGGCACTAGTCCTCCTCGTCCTCGTCCTCGTACCCCTCGTCCTCCATCTCGTCGCCCATTTCCTCGTCCTCGGCCAGCTTCGCCTCCAGCTGGGCGATGCGGGCTTCGAGGCGGGCGATGATCTCGTCCTTGGACTTCGGGCGCTCGCCGGGCATGGGCATGGGGCCTCCTTTGCCGCCTTTCTTGGGCATCCCGACCGCGATCATCACGGTCATGCCGGGGCCTTTGGGCGGGTTTTTTCCGTTACCAGCGCCTTTTTTCCGCAGAATCGGGCGCTTTTTCGGCGGTTTGTTGAATTCCTTGGTGCGCTCCAGCACGGCCTCCATGCCGCGCTCCTTTTTCGTCCTGGGCTCCATCGGTTTGGCCATCGGGGCTACCATCCGGCAGGAAGTTGGGCGGCAAAGTCACCGGGGGCGGTGTGAGTGGCGGGTGCGGCCACCCAATCCTCCCCCTCCTGCCGAAGATTAGGGTCGTCCCCGGTCGGTTGCCAAGGGGCAATCCCTTCCGGCGGCACCCCCTGCACCCGATCCCACCCGTGGAGGGCCAGCGCCAGCGCTACCACGCCGTCGTCGTGGAGCCCCGGCGGGGCCTCGTAGCGCACACCGGAGGCGGTGTAGGTGAACTCGAACGCCTCCAGCTCGGCCTGCAGCGCCGCTTCGTGGTCCAGCGCCCGGACCAGCAGTTCCTTGTTCTGGAACGCGGCAATGAGGCGTTGCATGAGGCGCAGCTTGGACGGCTGGGTGAAGACGTGGGGGGTGATGACGGCGCCCATCTGCTGCAGGTCGCTGACGATGGCGTCGCCGACGCCGGTCGCGTCGGCCACCACGGGGGTCTGGCCCACGATCTCCATGATCCGGGCCTTGGTCGCGGCCCAAGGCATCTGCCAGCGGTCAAGGGTTACCACGCGGCGCCAGGCGTCCATGCCGACCAGCCACGTCCAGTCCTGGCTGCGGGCCAGATCCAGCCCCCAGACGACCACGGGGCCCTGCTCGGCCCCCTTGGCGCCCTCGGTGAAGGCGTGGCGGATGGCGTCCAGGCCGAAGGGGTTGGCGCCATCGTCGGTCGGGATGCCCTCGAACTCTTGGGCAAAGACCTCGGGGGGGAGTTCGCGCCGGGCGATCTCGACTTCTTCGGCGGGGATGTAGGGGTTGTCCAGCGTGCGGGCGCGGAAACTCTGCCAGTCGGGGTCCTCGCCGCTCAGGCCCCGGTTGAACAGGGTCACGAACCCGTGCCGGCGCCCTTTGGGCGTCCCCAGGATCAGCGCCTTCCCGGCCAGATCGACCAGCGTGGGGCGGATCGCGGCCTGCCAGACGGTCAAGAGGTCGCGCACAATGCCGGCCTCGTCAATCACCACCCGGGCGTACTTCCGGCCGCGCGCGGGGTCGGGTCCGTCCAGCGTCCAGACCTCAACCACCCCGCCGGTGACCAACTCCAGGCGCTTGTCCTGCTCGTTCATGCGCGCCGTCAGCGGCCCCAGCCGGTCCACCAACTCGCGCCACGCCTCCAGCGCCACCTTGTACGACGGGGCGAACCACGCTACCGGCTGGCCCGCTATCCCCCCATCGCACAGCCAGCGCACCCCGCCCGCCGTCTTTCCCCACCGGCGGCCACACATCACAATCTTGAAGCGCGCCGGGTTCTCCACCACCTCCCGCTGCCCGGGATGCAGCTTGGCCAGCCGGACCTCGACCGCCTGGTCCCCGCCCGACCGCCCCCCTCGCTTCCCCGGCCGATGCGCCACAGTCTCCTGTACCCCTCTCGATGTCTCGTTAACGCGCTGACTCGCTCCCTACTCGTAACGCTCACCGCGTTACTCGTCGCTTCCCGTTACTCGGGACGCTTACTCCTTCCCCGTTTCCCCCTCTAACTCTTGCTTGTTGCGAAGCAACCAGCAAGGACAAGCGAAGCGCGTCAGAGTAACCAGTAGCTAACTGCACCAGCGCCCCCCTCTTACTCCCCCCAACCTTCCGGCGCTGGGCAGGTTCTGTCAAGTGGGACCCCCCCAAATTGTTACACAAAACGGGCTGTTTGCCCAGAAACACAATGCCTCTGGGCGCAAACTCTCTAGTCTCCCCCTGTTTCGTTCAGGGCCCCTTGACCTGCACCACAGGGTTGCTGCTTGGCGCGATGCTGCCCACCACCGCCCGCTCCAGCGCCGCACTCTCTGCCGCTTTCAGCGCCTGGACGTTCCGCACCGTCCCCTCCTCCTCCACGATCTTCACCTGGAGCGTCTGCGACCCCTGGTGCTCCACGGTCTGCTTCTCCCCGAACTCCACCGGGTTCGCCTTCGCCGCCGCCCACTTCAGCGTCTCGATCCGCACCCGGTCCATCGCCGTCGTCTGCGACGTACTCTCCCGCGCCGTCACCACCGCCTCGTCCGCATACGCCTGCCCCAGCAACGCCTTCGCCCGCTGATACCGCCGGAACCACTCCTCGTCCAACCACAGCCACCCCCGCACCAGCCCAGGCGTCAGCTTCCCCGGATACCGCTCCGGCTCCCGCGCACTCAGCCGCCGCTGCTCCCGCTCCACCGTCTCCTGCAA